AAACCAGTAGAAAAACTACAGACTATACCTAGTGTAAAAACTACCAAGTATGTGCCTGATGTTGATAATAGTTGGAAGCTAGAAGAGAGTAAGAAATTTACTGTAGCTCCCGCATACAACAAGGGTGCTTACCAAGTTATACCTAGAGGAGATGTAGAATGGATTGGCAAATAACTTTCTTAATATTTACAGCGTGTGCAAGTGCACACATCTTTTATAATTTAGGTAAAAGAACAGGAATTAGTAGTACACTAGACTACCTCAAAGCAGACGGACAGATAGATTTTGATGACGACTGAAATTTAGTTCTTGACAAGGTGGTATTTTTTTGGTATAATAATAGAGTAAAATTTAATTTTACACGATAATTTACGCGGAGTTGTGGGGACTTCCAAATCAAAACCCCTCATATGTCTGGCACGAGTAGGAACTTAAGCATTCCGAGGGTGAGGTTAGGAGCACCACTTTCCACCAGTGGTCGGGTTTTGTTAGACATATTATTATAATAACCGAGACGCCGCAAGGGTCTCACAGCGCGTGCCGAAAGGACGCAAATAAGGAGAAACCAATGACTGGATTAACAGCATTAAACTTTAACGACTTCGACAAATTATTTGTCGGATTTGACCGCTTGAACAATGAGCTAACGAGAAGAAACGAGAGTTCACCTCTTACTAACTATCCAAGATACAATCTAGTAGCAGTCGGCTCGGAAGGATACCGAATCGAGATAGCGCTACCTGGTTGGTCAAAAGATGACATCGACATCAAGCAACACAAAAATAAACTTACTATAGAAGGAACAGAAAAACAAGAGTTAGAGTCTGACGAGGAACGCTACATCCATAAAGGATTGAGCGGTAAAACCTTTAGCAGAATCTTCACGCTTGGCGACTGGGTAGAAATATCTGAGGCGAAGTTCAAAAATGGTATGTTAGTTATTAACCTACAGGTCAACACACCTGATGAGAACAAGCCTACGACGATAAAAATAGGCTAGGAGATACTCTATGCAATATGCAAAACGATTTCTTAATCGTGATGCTCTATTGCAAGCGGTTAAAGAAGTTAAAGACAAATACTGTCCCTATGGGGACACATGCGAGGCAATTATTATGTTTATATTCTGTTTTGGAACTATGTATCTAGCGATGCTACCATTATGGTCATAACTAATAAAGCTTTAGCGATGTTAGAACAGAGAGTCGCCTCAAGCAGCAATGCTTGGGGCGCTCGACTTACAGTTCGTAAAGGCGGCTGTGGGGGATATACATATGATTTAAGCTATGCGGAAACTCCTAGTTTAAATGATGTGGTATACCACAATATCTTAGTAGTAGACTTACTAAGTACGGAGTATCTAGAAGATGCAGAAATGGATTGGGTGGTTACTGGACTTAATGAAGAGTTTAGAATTACCAACAACAAAGAGAGTGGACGCTGTGGATGTGGCGAAAGCTTCTATATATAGGAACAATATGAAAATAGGAACACAAGGTTTAGAATTACTAAAGCACTTTGAGGGTTTAGAACTAAATGCATATCAGTGTGCTGCTGGCGTATGGACAATAGGCTATGGGCATACTAAGGGTGTAGAGAAAGGTATGAGCATTTCAGAAGCAAGAGCAAACGAAATGTTAGAAGAAGAAATGGCAGAGTATGAAAACTATGTCAATACCTATGTTACAGCAGAGCTTAGTCAGTGCCAGTTTGATGCTATGGTATCATGGGTTTACAACTTAGGTGGTGGAAACTTGAAATCAAGTACACTTCTTAAAGTATTAAACTCAGGCGACTACGATGGAGTACCAGCTCAAATGATGAGATGGAACAAAGCAGGTGGCAAAGTATTAGAGGGATTAACTCGCAGGCGTCAAGCCGAAGCAGACCTGTTCAGTGCTACTTAAGTACGAGGACAAAGAGTACCAAATCTCACAAGAAATGTGGGACGCTATGAATCAACAGGCAGAAGAACGCGGTATGACCATAGACGAATATATAACAGAAGCGTTCACATTACTAAAGGAGAAAAATGCAGGACGACACTAATGAGTATATAGTTTATTCAACCTTTATAAAAGACAGTAGAGAAGCTGTAGTTATAAAACATAGAGCAAATAGTAGTTGGGGAGTTATATTAAAAGAAGAGGGTAGACAAGACTTTATAGAATACTATCCTACACACAGTGAAATTTGGGCAGAAAACACTGCCGAGAACTTTGTAGAAGGCATCAAACAAGTATGAAACTGAAAACATATGTTAAGATAAGAGGACTTTGGAGACTTTGGGCAAAAAGCTTGGGAGAAAAAGTTGGTGAAACAGATAAACAAGCAGACAGAGTAGCAGCTATAAGAACAGTATGGTGGATAACACACATGGCAACATGTTGGTTTATTATACTAAATGCAATAGCCAACCATGGCTGGGGATTATTAGGAGTATAAATACTATGAATAATTGGTGGTCAGAGCTAGAAATACTTAAGAAAACAGTAGCAGAACAAGAAGAAAGAATTTATAAAGGCTACGCTAGAATCAAAGAATTAAGCGATAACTTACAGAAAGAAAGCGCAGAGCGTAGATTATTAGGACTATCAGGTTGCCCTTATTGTGGTAAATGATAAAAGGTGGCAAGACAATAGTGATGGCTGGGTAAAAGCTATGACAAAGAGCAAGGAACAAAAGGAAAGAATGGAAAGACTAGACGCATATGAAATAAAAATAACGCTAACACAAGACCGTAAGGAAGGCGACCCATTCGATTGGATTCAAGAAGCATTAGAGCAATCTCTTTTCAAAGAGAAAGCAGTTATGATTTTAGCAACTGATGTAACGCCCCTAGATATATGGAGCGACGAGAATAAATGGATGCGCGATGCTAGTAAGACTTAATAACTATAAGAAGGGACTTAAGGCACTAAAACAACATCAAGCAGAAGTAAAAAGCCCCAGCGTTTGGGCACAGCTCGAAGAAGAGATTAAAGAATTATCTTCGAAAGTAAAGGACATAGAATGTCAAATCAAGAAAAATTTAGCGGAGACATGAGTCGCAACGAGGTCGAAATTGACCTTAACAAGTTCATGGCAATGGTTTCAGAAATTGGCGAGTTAAAAGCTAAGATTATGGAAATGGAGAATGAGAAAGAGCCTGATAATCCTTGGCAAAAATGGATATGGTTATCAAATATGATAGACGCTTGGAGAATATTCCCTAGAGCATTTCTATCAGTATATATTATATTACTATATAAGTGTACAATATGGTTCATGGAACTTCCAGCTCCAACATTTGAACAATCGGGGTTGATTTCAGTAGTAGTAGGAGCAGGTGCAGCCTGGTTTGGACTATACGCAGGAACAGCTAAAGACAAAATTAATAGTAAGTAAGGTAAATGGTGCAGGTATTTGATAATACATTAATGGAAAACAGTAGAGAACAAATATATATGTTCTCTACCACTGCTAATTATCAGATTGGTTGGAGTGATACCTCAACATTTGAGCAACGACAATATCCATGCTTGCACCACACCTTAACCCCTCAAGAATGGAAAGAATTAAACTTTATGGAAAGCATAATTAATTCCGAGCTAATATCCAAGCTCGAAGGATTAAAATTTGATAGTGCTACCATTAATCTTTCTTTCCCTTCTTCAATCAACTTCCCACATACTCATGGAGGAAGTACCGTGCTAGTATATGACATAAATCCTGACTGGAGACACGAATATTATGGAGAAACAATCTTTTATGATGACGCAGTGCAAGAAGCTACAAAAAGTGTTTTATACAAGCAAAATCGCTCAATACTTTTTGATGGCACTACGCCTCATAGTATAAGACCTTCATCACATATAGCACCCCAATATAGATTCACTCTCGGAATCTTTTTCACACAACCCAACTTTATAGAAGAAGCAAAAAATAATACTTGACACAGCACTCAAAATTTTGTATAATACATTATGAATTTATTTTACTTAGACGAAGATTTAGACAAATGTGCCGAGTACCATGTTGACAAACATATTGTCAAGATGCCTCTAGAAGTCGCCCAAATATTATGCACTAGTATATGGATTGACAAGTTTTTAGGGTTTGTACCTCGCGCACTCAACAAAGAAGAACGAGACTTACTCAACGCAGAGAAAGCAAAGATAAAACATCTACCCCCAGCAGAAAGACCTATTACTCCGTATCTTCCTATGATGTACAACCACCCATGCACTATATGGGCGCGTTCCTCATTGGATAACCACGAGTGGACACACTGCTATGGCAATGCTTTGAATGATGAGTATAGGTATCGATATGGCAAAGAGCATAAGTCCATACATGAAGTAGTAAATAAATTACCCAACCCAGTTAATATGCAAAGAGTAGGCTTTACCGAGTTCGGTTTAGCTATGCCAGACGATTTGAAGGACTATAGTAATCCTATTCAATCATATCGCGACTACTATCATCTTGATAAAGCTACCTTTGCCAGCTGGAAATTCAGAGATAAACCACATTGGTGGAGTGAGGACTACGCAGATTATGAGAATCGTATTACAAGACAGCCCTAGATTATCAGTATATTTTCCAAGCAACTGGACAGAATTAGAGCGAGACACTTGGTTAGCTAAGTGGTACGCAAAGCATAAAAGAACACATTAAGGACAGACATGACAGACCAACAAAAATTTAACGACTACGCAAGGTTCGTAGATATAACAACCTCACAGACAAGTAAAAATACAGACAAAA